AACAGTCAGGGCCAAGATCAACGACAAACAGCACGGTAGTAAGCAACTCATCAAATTGGACGGTTGTATCCGCCTTTAGGATGCCGTTGTCGTACTCCTTTTCCACCTCCGGAATGGCGCACAAGATTCTGTAGCCAGACGGTCGTGGAAGCTGCTTCGCTTTTTCGGCGCTTGTAGCCTCAAGATTAAATGTGCCTATCACTTGGGGCTTATCGGGGTTTGAGCCGATAAGGATTTCAGTCATCGGATTCCTCCAAAGTTTGTTTCAGGTCTAGTACATTGCCTCTTGCGGTTAGCAGACCCCGAATCTCACCGCAAATTTTTTTGTATTCCTCAAAGTTCTCGACGCGCCCCTCGGCCAAATACTCCTTGAGGCTCTCAACTTTCTCGTCAAGCTGTTTTATCAAGACTTCTAACGCGGTCATTGTTTGGCTCTTCCTTTATTGATCTCCCGTGCATTAGCCTGTGCTGACAACTGTTTCAGCACATCCACGCTTGCTTGGGCCATCAATTTCTCGCGGTCATCACGCATTTTTGCCGCCATCGTCATGTTCTGATTCTTGCGGTTATTCTCGGCCTCCAACATGTCCACAGTGACCTTGGCCCGCTCAATTTGCTGCTGTGACGCCAGCCGCTCACGCTCGATCTGCGCTTGGGACGCGATCCGCGCTTGCTCAGTCTGAAGCTGCTGCGCCCGCAGTTGCGCATCCATCTGGTCTTTCTGCGCCTTGCGCTGCTGCTCCTGAGCCTTAAGCTGCAACTCCTGCATCTGCATCTGAATGATCGGATCTTGTGCCTGTTGCTGTGCTTGCTGCTGTGCTGCCTGCGCTTGGTTCTGCTGCAACAACCTTTGAGCCGCCTGCGCCAGCATCGGCGTCAACCGCGCTTCGACCTCGGGGTTCATTGGGGTTTCTTCGCCACTCTCATCATGTTGCGGCGGCAGGTTAAAGCCAAGCTGAAGCTCGATTTGTTTCCTGTACTCAAACCCAAGATGCTCATTGATATGAGCCATCATTGCCGCCCCCATCTGCTGCGCCATGGGGTTATCCTGTAGCAAAGACTGAATCTTGGGGTCTTGCATGGCCGACATATGCACCATGATGTGCGCTTGGTGATCCTGATACCCAAACGCTTTGACCGGCTTCATCATTAAGACATTCTGGTTCTCAGAAACCGGGTCCATCGGTTTCATGTCGTCTTCCATCGGCACAAGCTTTTGTGCGTCTTTAATCCCCAACACCTCTAGCATCTGCCTATGCAGCAGCGGCATGTTGTACAGATTCGGGGATGCTTGAGCTAATTGGAACACTGCCTGATACTGGACGATCTTCTGCGCCATGGTGCTGGCGTTCGGATCAGACACCGGGATTACATCAATATTGTCGTAGTCCGACCGCTTGGCGCGGCGTGAGCCTTCTTCTGGCTCGTAGCTGTAGTCCTCCGGGGTGTATGCAGCGATGATCCCCTTGAGCAGCCCCAACTCCTGCTTCATGGAATAGTGCACCCGCGCCTGAACCGCGCTCATGGTCTTGAGGGTGCGCTCCAGAATTGCCAGCGTGGTGCCAACCGGAGCCTGCGAGGACATGTCGCTAATCTGCAAATCGGCTGTATTTGCGAACCGCCTGCCTTCTTCAACAATCGTATTGAACAACTGATAAAGAGTTTGGCTAGGTTCTTTATAAGGAAGCGGTAACAAGTTGTCCCTAATTGCTCCGCTTGGAACGTCTACATCCCTCCACTCCCCCGGAGAAATGGGGGTGTCATCTCCTTTAACGCGAAGCCCACGGGCTTTGAATCCACCCGGCAAATTGGACAGAGTGCCTGCGTCCACCAACTGACGGATCAGCGATGTGCCGCTCTTGGCAAATGCCCCCACCAAATGGATCAGGCCAAAGTAATAGAACCCAAACCCCGGAACATAGCCGTAATGGACAAAGTGCTGGCGCTTTTGATGCGTATCGTCATCCGGCTCCCAGTTACGGCGAATAGACAATACAAGGCCAGACCCCTTTTCCACCGTCACCACATAGGGAAGCGCAATCCCTGTCTTATGGCCGTCTTTGTCTTTGTGCTCAAACCCCGGAAGGTCAAGCTCAACATTCATCTCTAACAGCTTATAGCGGTGGTCAGTCGTTGCCCGGAACCCAAGCTTCTCGGCAATCTTCTTCTCGACTTCATCTAGCATGTTGTCCGGAGGGCCAAGATCCACATCCCGGTAAAATCCCGCATGCTGCAACCGCATTAGCTCGTTCTCAGTCTTGCGCATCACGTGGGTTACGCGCTCCGCAGACTCCAGATCCGACGCCCCATACGGCACCACAATGTCCTCGGCGGGGACGTACATCGCCACTTGCCGCTCCAGATGTGGGTCGTAATAGACCTTTTTGAACGCATTACCCGACAGGCCCAGACCCCACAGCATCCGCTCATGCTCAGGGCGATACTCCTTCATTACGTCCAAAAGCTGATAATTCATGTCAGCCTGAACGCGCTGGGCCGCTTCTTTCTTCTCGGGGGTTTCTTTCCCGATAATTACAGTGCGCACTGGCCCAGCAGCGGGGAATGTCGCCAGCATTGTCTCGGCCTGAAACTTCACCAACGCCTCAGACAGCAACGGGTGGTACACCCCACACGCACCTTCCCACGGCTCGGTGCGCTCCTCAATCTTCAGACCAAGCAACTCAAGGCCATCTACGTATGTCTGAATCCAATCCTTACGGCTGGCGACATCCTCGTCAAAATCCCCAATAAGCTCTGCGGCCATAGACTGAAGCACAGTCTCGTCCAGATGTTCGGCAAGGTTGGCGTTGAAATCTTCTCCAGAATCATCGTCTGGTTTAATCTCAATCTCCAACCCATCCATGCCAATAGTGACGCTTTCCGGGTCTTCAATCTCGATCTCAATAACGGGCACGTCCCCCTGTTCAACCAAATCCTCATCGGTAATTCCAAGAGGGGCTTGATTCAGAGCTTTTTCGATAGCCATGTTCAATCCTTAGTAGTACGGCTCCATGCGCCGTTTAAAATATATTTGCTCGTCTTCTTCGTCGAGCAGTGTGCGGATGTACCCGCCCTTTCTAAACCGCATCAGGGCCAGTGATACCGAGTCCACGTAGTCGTCATGCTCACCTGCGGGGAAACTCGCAACCTCGTCAATAACTTCTTCTGCCCATGCCGTATTCGGTGCCCATACCCGTCCAGAGGCAAACAGGTCAGAGACAGAATTAAGCCTGCTAATCTTATCGTTTCCCCGTACCGGTGTGTACTCCTGCACCGGAATACCCATCGCCCGCAATTCGTAGATCAGGGGCGCTCCAGAAGCCTTTTTCTCGATAATTACCGCATCTGGAGACCACTCTTTCCACTGCTCAATGGCCTTCTTTTTCAACTCCGGGAACTCCATTCGGTCCCGAAGCGCATTAATCAGGATGATATTAGCTTGCTCCACCCCAGAATCATCCGGCTGGTAGAACACACCCCATAAAGTACAGGCCGAATAGTCCGCACGGTTGTTCTTCTCGAACGCCGTATCCCATGACATCAGCGTAAATTCGCAAAATGGGGGCGAATCATGCTCCCAAAGCTTCCACCACTCCCGTTTGACGATGGCAGAACTCTCAGATGTCGGGTTTTGCTGGTACTGAGCCATCCATTTGGAGTTCGGAAGCTCCTCTTTTAGAGCAATAAGCTCCTTTTTGGACCAAAACTCAGGCCACAGCGGCTCTCCGGACTCAAAAAGCGCCGGAAATTCAATAACTTCCCACTCTTCGCCGCCCCTTTGGGCAGCAGACTTCAATACTTGCCCGGTCAAGTCCTTCTTGGACCAGCGTGTCATCACGATCACGATAGACCCACCCGGCTGGAGACGCTGCCGGGGGCCAGATGTGTACCACTCGTAGGTCTTATCGTAGATCTCGGGGTTCACCTCAGCCAACGCGGCTTCTTGCTCGGAGTGTGGGTCGTCAATGATGAGCAGATCCGCGCCTTTACCCGTCACGGCACCCCCAACACCGATAGCGAAATACTCACCGGAGTAGTTAGTGGCCCAGCGCCCCGCCGCTTTGGAGTCCGCTTGCAGCGCCACCTCGGGAAATAAGTCCTTATAGCGGTCGGAATCAACCAAATTACGCACCTTACGCCCGAAGCCCACAGCAAGCTCGGCGGTGTGCGAGGTCTGGATGACCTTTTTGCCCGGATACTTCCCAAGAAACCAAGATGGCAGCAAGTAAGAGGCAAACTCCGACTTGGTGTGGCGTGGCGGCATGTTGATAATCAGGCGCTTTGTCTTACCCTCAGCCACCCGCTCAAACGCTCGGGCCATCTTCTCGTGGTGCTTGCCGTGGATGAAGTTAGGCCAGACGTAGTTCACGTACTGCATGAAGTTTATTTTTGCCACGTCCTGCGCTTTGACGCGGCGAGCCTCGGCAATAAGCGCCCCTACCTTCTGTTGCACCGCAGCAGGCAGGTTTGGAAGAGCCGCCTGAGCCTTACGTAGAAGTTCCGCGTCCATCAGAATCCGCTTCAAATACACCCAACTCGGCGTCTAAATCAATTTCAGCAACGCTTACGGGGGCAGGCTCCTGTGGCGTTACATCCACAACGTCCGCACCATATAGCTCAAGCGTCTTGAGTAGATCCGCCTCAATATCATGCACCGTGCGATGGGTAACATTAATATCAATACGCTCAGAGAACAGCCCGACCCCGGCGATCTTGCCAAGGTTTTCCAACGCTTTCATGCGCTGACGAGGATCGGGATCGACCGATTCGACGATCAGTTTGTTCGTGACGTAATTGCGCAGCCTACGGGATACATCCAAAACCTCTTGATCCCACTCACTTAGGATCGCTTCAAGGTTGATGATCGCACCGGGGGTTAGCGTTTTAGCAGGGGGTAGTTTGCCGGAAGTGGCAATCTGATGGGATTGAGCTTTGTCTTCGGGGGTTACTTCTACTTCGGCACCACGCTCAATTAGCTCTTGCACCGTCTCAAATAGCGCATGGGCTTTCTGACGAAAATCGTCAATCTCCTCCGGTGTCGTATCGAAGGGCAGCGGGATACCCACTTCTGGGGTAACAAGCAAAGGCATGAAGTTCCGTAGCTGTTTGTGGCTCAGATGTTTTGGAATGTAGTAGGTATAAATAATTTTGTCAATATGGGGGGTACGGGGTTGGCATGGTACCTAAATGATGACGGGGGGTGTTTGCTATAGATGTGCGGAAAGTTATTGGGATTGAAAGTGAAGGGGGTGGGGGGTCTTTTTAAAAGTTGTGATCTAACGTGCAAATTACTAAGGCAAGGCAAGCGTGGGTCCCATCTAGCCAATCTTGGGGGGTGGGGGTCGCCAGCCAGCCAGCCAGCCAGCCAGCCAGCCCGGAACCGAATTTATTAACATGCTGATAATACTTTGCATAATCCTAAAAACGTGTATAATTTTAATCGTGGTCAATTGATCACAACAACACAACTTTATAGGTGATTCACATGCAAAACGAACTCTACTCAAACGCAACCCGGTCCACTATTGACGCAATCAAGTCGGACGCAAAAACCGCTAACCAATGGAAAACCGCCGGAGCCAAAGTCGCAGAATGCTTCGAGACTGAATCGGCATTAACGGAAGCAAAGGCGCAGTTCATTGCCGATGCGATTCTGCCGGCATTGGACAGGAAGCATGCCGCAGCACTCATTAAGGAACTACCGCGCAAGGGGTCGAAGGAATATAACGCGCTGGACCAATCCGGGCGCGATACTTGGGAAGCGGCAAACCAGGCAAAGAAGGATGCACGTGCGATTGCGCACACCTATTTTGCGCGGCTAGTGTCCTATGCTTTCCCGAAGGAAAAAACCGAAGCCGCGCCCCGTGAATTGAAAACCCGCGTGTGCGAGGAACTAATTTCTTTGATCAAAGCATGCCAAAAATCCGAAGATGCGTTTGACGGAATCGTGGAATGCATTGCGCACATGGAAAAGGCGCTCGCAATCGCCAGCAAATAATTAACATGTGATAATAAATCAGGGCGAAAGCCCTGAACCTACCAGCCCGCCTTGCGCGGGCTTTTTTATTGCCCGCTACCAGCCCGCCTTGCGCGGGCTTTTTTATTGTCCGTGATCGGCGCGTTGCCGCTTGATGATAGTTGCCGATGTTGATGCACAAGCAGGTGTCTCACCGGTATGCTGGACAGCATACCGCTTTTTTGCGCCCGCGTCAAGCGCCAAGTGATGATAGTTGCCGAGGTGGAAGCAGATGTGGCAGCGGCAGCGCAACGTATTAACAGGTGTTAATGCACCGCGAAGTGGAGCTTTTTCGTTTTTCGTTATGCTGGGCTCCAGCATAACGAACTTTTTGCAGCCTGTCAAGCACCAACCTTTGTTCCGCTTGTTCCGCAATGTTCCGGTGCTCCGGAACACAGCAAGTCCTTGATTTATAAGGCTTTTCCGGGCTTTTTATATATATTGTTCCATTGTTCCATATATATAAGAAGGATACGTGGGGCAAAATTTACCCCCAACACGTGTAAACGCGTTTTTTCTATGTTGGTCAGAAAGAGGAGACCTCGGCATGCCCGTAATACCACCGGAACAACGGAACAATCCCCCAACGAACAACCCAACATCTTGATTTCAAACAACTTTCCCGCAAACCTCATTTTCGGAACAATCGCCACAAACCCCCCAAAATCCGGAACAAGCCCGCTGCCCAACACAGAAACGCGTTGTTTTCACGTGTTCGCCGTCCATCACAACCCTGCCAGCCCCGAAACGAGAGTGTCCAAAATGCTTGACATGTGCCCCTACTTATGCTATAATTGTTATTACAGTAGTAGAAGTAACCAATTTTCTTTGTTCCACAATCTTATTAACAGTGTTAACAAATAGGAGTTCGCACCATGAACACAGACTGCCTGATCTGTGGCTCAGCCATTGAGCCCAAGGAAAGGCTTGCCATAAGTTCTTTGTGCAAGCCATGCGGAGAGCGTGACGCGATCCAAGCCCGAACCCGCTGGTGCGTTGCACCCATGCACAAGAGCAACTATGTGCTAATAACTGACCGGGATTTATTAACTGGTGTTAATAATAAGGGAGGACTGGTGAAATGAAGATGAGTATGGCTGAGGATGTTAAATGGTATTGCAGGTATATTGCAAAAGACGGATTTGACCTATCCCGTGCCGTGCTATGGCAGCACAAGCGGGTCAATGCGCGGGCGTTTCCACTAAACCCCGGAATTTTAATTGCCGAACGACGCGACGAGCGTTCCGGGTTTCAAACCGATGCGTTGTATCTATACCCCGACCGTTCCATGCTGATTATGTCTCGCACTGTCCATAAAACCAATTTAGCCGCAACTAAGGGAGGA